GCGCCAAAAACCAAAAGGAATTGTCGTGAACCCAAGCAAAGTGGGGTTAATGGTATCCCCAGCCGAGCCCTGCCGAATTATGGGGTTTGGGGTCATGTCACCAGAATACAAGACATCACCAACATCGGCTGTGTCAGACCACTGAAACGTTCCAAGGTACGACTTACGAGTGAAAAGGTAAGACAAAGACATCTCGTCTCTATCAAAACCAAACTGCGAAAAAGTCATTGGAACCTGTCGACCAGGGTGGGCGTCAAGAACCCGAGCTTGTGTGACACCCTCAGTGTTAGCCATATCTGGAAAAGCAGCCCGAAGGACACAAGGAGGCGCCACACCAATATTGGGGTAATCGAGCTGAGCCTGCAAGTCAGAAGAAGCACTCGATCCACCAGCATAATCGACAGAACCTTTTGCGACATTTGAAACATTTGAAACACTGGAAAGGAAATTCCCCTCAGGGGAAACCTTCTCCTCCTTGGTCTCCTCAAGCAATATGTTAGGAACCTGGTAAAGATACCCCATACGAAAGTCATCCCCAGGGGCAGTCAAAATCCCACCAAACTCCCGGTCCCCGCCAAAAATGGTACCAGTAAAACAACCAGCCGAGCACTGTATCTGCTCAAGCTCGTGTGCAGCCCTTGGCACAATAAGCACATGATAAGGCGATTGATAAGGCAACTGGATATGCATAAACCCAGACTCAGAGTTTGCAGCAACGATAGGCCCTGACAAAAGTCCAAAACCACCTTCAGCACCAGGCCCCCAAGAGTCAAGATTCGGGTCGCCATTTGGGTCCTCGGAGTAGGCTCCCCGGACATTATTCTTACCAAAGAAAAGCAACCGAGAAGTGCCCTTGTAAAACCGATAAAGGTTGGCATAAAACTGGGAAAGCCCGTACCTGTCACTCGAACCAAAGGCTCCGATGTTGAACACAATATTACCACCGTAAATGCGCACAGACGGAAAAGAAGCATCAAGACCATTGCGTATGGGCCAAGGTCGCTTGATAACATCAACAAGCGACTTAAACCGACAATCGCGCAAAGGCTTAGGCTGGTGCCGCTGCCGTGGTGCAACCCGAGTCTCGGGCAAAGCATCCTGCGCCGAGACAACGCTTGAGTCCGAAACCAAATTCTGAGGCTTCGGAGGTCCAACGCTGTCCATCTCGGGCTTGGTCCTGTAACGAGTCTTGGCCCTGGTGAAAGCATCAGGCATAATATCGAGAACCTGGAAATCGATAGCTGGGAAACTGACAAAAACGCCGATCCCAGCAGTCTTCCCAGAAAGCGGAGTAGAGGGACCAGCCTCAAGCCGGTTAAAAACAGCGATATTCAACGTACCAAGATCATGCCGGAAATCAACTGAAGCACGCTCAGCATCGAGCTTTTTCAAAAAGTGAGCAAAGGGTATCTCAAACACAGCATCTCGGGTGGCTCCAGCCGCAAGAAACACATGAGGACACAAGACCTGAGAAGTCTTTGATGTCTGTATATGCGCAGCAACTTCAGCACTCGTAGACAAGGGAACGAAGTAAGCAATAAGCATCCCTTGCTGAAAAGGTTGGCTCTGAAGAGCGACCTTTATAAGCACCTTGGAACTGTGGTAAACAAAGGAGTTCATAGCACAACTCCCAGTCGAAGAAACAATAAGCTCCCAAGGCACAACCGCAGAGTAAAGGACGGTGTTGACGACGTCGGCATCAACCCACGGAAAGGACTTGACCAACTGGTATCTCCCCATGACACTCTTGAAAGTAAACTGCATCTCAGCGTTGTCATCACCTGGCAACAAATCAGCGGCTTCCCTCCCAGAGTCGGCAACTGCAACTTGCTCAGAAGCGCCAAAGGACACACCATTCGCCTCGTCCTGAGAAACAGCGACCGAAGGATCCTCTGAATTAAAATAATCATTCGAAAGATCAATCTCCTTAGCATCCTCTGAATCCATCTCAGGTTGGGTGTCATAATGGCACCCCAAACACTCGGGCAAACCAAAATCAACAGCCTCACAGTCAAAGAAACAAAAGTCACAAAGCGGCATGGCTTCCCAAAGACTGGAAGCAATTTTCCCACAGTGGCAAAATCCAAAACCAAGATGCCAATCGGAGTCAAGCTCAAAAGGTTCACAATCCAACTTCATGTCCTCCATCTCGGGGTAAGCGGCCAATCTCTGTGGTTGAACGATAGCAAGAACCTTGTTCAAAAAGCCACCTTGCCCCAAAGCAACAGGAGTAACCTGAGGCGTAAACGGATCAAAAGCATTGTCCCTATAATTAGGTTCAAGCTCGCCGGTGTTCCACAAAGAGACACAAGCCTCCCAGGTTATGAGGTTGACTCGAGAGCCAACACCACGCAACATCTGGGTCAACCTCGAACGCCAATCCGCAAAGACTTTAGGCCCTCGCCCAAAAAGTCGCCGTAAGGCATCACTGCAATTCGTCTCAATAGCAAGCAAGCCTGGTAACTTCCGGGAAACCCAAACAAGACTAGACCGAACATCTTGGAACTCAGGAGCCGCATAGTTCTGGACCCCAGGTATAAAATCGCCAGGGTGTGTTCTATTTTTCAAGAACTGCAGATCCCGAACCTTAACCAAGTCGGGATTCTCCAAGTCCTTGCTCGCACTCGTGTAGACAACACCAAGGTCACCAAAAGCTTGGGCAACAGTGTTGAAATTG